ATATCCTGGTCTAGTACGTTCTTTCAAATTGGGCTATAAAGAATTGTTTGACAAAAATTTCTTTGGAACAGAAAACCGAGAAATAGCTTCTTACTCTTTTCCTGATCGAATTAATATTAAAGCAAAGCTTCGTAATTTGATTGATGTTCCTTTTACCAAAGAAGAACAACCTTATGTTGATATGATTTTTTCAGTTGAAACATGGGATGATGTACTAAAAGCTTGTCAAGCTTTGTATGATTTTATGAAAGAAAAGCAAGAGGAAATAAATGATTTCTCAAAAATGGACGCGCGCTCAATGGGCGCGGGAATGCCGAATGATGATGTTGAGGATTCGGAGCAAGATATATCTGATGCAGGCGAACCGAGCGATTTCCAAGATGGAGAAGAAACTTCAGAGAGCTCATACCGGAATTCGGATAACCAGCAACTCCAAGACTCTGAACAAAATTCAGAAAATAAAGATTCTGCAGAAACTTCAGAAAATGATGAATCAGACGAAAATTCAGAAGTAGATGAGTCTGTTCAAACTACCAGTGCTGGTGATGATGTTGATCGAATTGAAACTGATGAACAATTTCGAAAAAATGAAGGACAGCTTGTAGAACAAGATTACGCAGGTAGACAACCTTTATATGTTCGCTCAATTACTGGACTACAATTTGCTCATATGTATTTTAGTTATTCGCATGTTCAAAGAGCGCGTTTAGGAAATAATGAAGACACAGCTCATGCATGGCATAGAGCACATCCTGATCCTGCACTAGCTTCTAAATCAGAATATAAAGCTTTTGTTGAAGAAACTAAAAGAACTACTGGATTGATGGCTAAAGAATTCGAAATGCGTAAAGCTGCATGGAGATCTTTACGAGCTCAAACTGCAAGAACCGGTTCACTTGATGTCAACAAACTTCATAGTTACAAATACAACGATGATATTTTTGCAAAAATGACTAACCTTGCAGATGCTAAATCTCATGGTATGTTAATGCTAATTGATTATTCAGGATCTATGGATTACATTTTAGGTGATACCATTAAACAAACTTTGAACTTGGCAACTTTTTGTAAAAAGGTTGGAATTCCTTTTCAAATTCTTGGATTTACTTCTGGATATAATCCTAGACATCATAAAGCTGAAGGCGAAATTCGTGTGAATGCGGATGGTACTCCTATATGCATTGAACTTAATACCGGCGATGTTGATTATCGCGATGTTCGCATTTTTGAACTTTTGTCTTCTTCTTTGAAAAAGAAAGATTATGAAGAAGGTTTTTATAAACTTTGGTGCCGTGCAGCTGACAGAAGCTTTGTTGCTTCTAGGCTTGAAGGATTGGGTGGAACACCACTTAACGAAGCTTTGATGGGAATGCATTGGGTTGTAAAGAATTTCAAAGCTAAATTTCCAGTTCAAAAAGTCAACTTTGTTCTTTTAACTGATGGCGAAGGTAGAAATGTTAGAATACAAAGCGGTGATCATTACAGCAATCAAATGATTATTGATAATAATGGTGAATTGTCTGACCCAATTGATCGTCGCGGAATTGAGTGCACAACTCATCTTCTAGATGATTTTCGTCAAAAAGGTATTACCACTATTGGTTATCGTTTGTGCGATCGTACATACACCTTCAAAGGTGATGTGTGGAAAACATCTAAATCCTTTATTGATCAAAAAGAAATGAATGATATTCTAAAGCAATATAGAAATCAAAAATTCTATTCTGTAGACGATACAATTGGATATGATCGCTATTTCTTACTTAAAGCTGATAAGTCACTTGATACTGATATTGAAGATTTGAATATTGATCCAAATGCTTCGAAGGCTCAAATTACTAAAGCTTTCAAACAACATACGGCTTCAAAGAAAGGAAATCGTGTTCTCGCTACTAAATTTGCTGAAATAGTAGCTTAAGTGATTGATTCTATTACAAATAAAAAAATGCAAAAAAGTGAAAAAAACTGTTTACTTTTGCAGAGAGATGTGGTAGAATATTAATATATGATGATGATGATGGAGATTTTATTATGATTAATACTCGTGAATTGGTTATGGAACTTATTCGTGTTTACCCTAACCGTACTGACTTCAAACCTCAAGAAGTTATTGATGTTGCTAAAACTCTTGGATTGAAAGCAAGTCCAGTGTATAAATATGTTACGTCAATGCCAAAAGTAAAGCGTGGAGTCTACAGCCTGACTGCTGAGATTGTCCCCTTTCAACAAAAAGAGAATAATGAAAAAATGACATCAGCGGTATCTTCAGTAATGAATGATGAAGTATTCATTCCAGCAAAAGAAGATACGTATGTCGCTTGGGGAAATTTCTCTGATGTTCAAAATATTATTGAATCGAGAATTTTCTATCCTACTTACATTACTGGTCTTTCTGGTAATGGTAAAACCATGATGGTCGAGCAAGCTTGTGCTCGTGCTAATCGTGAATATGTCCGTGTTCAAATAACTCCTGAGACAGATGAAGATGATTTGATCGGTGGATTTCGCCTCGTCAACGGTGAGACTGTATTTAACAAAGGTCCCGTTATTAAAGCAATGGAACGAGGCGCCATTCTCCTCATCGATGAAATCGACCGTGGATCAAATAAAATCATGTGTCTTCAAGGAGTGCTCGAGGGTAAACCCATCCTCATCAAGAAAACTGGTGAGGTAGTTTCTCCTTCATCAGGGTTTAATGTGATTGCAACAGCTAACACTAAAGGTAAAGGTTCCGATGACGGTCGCTTCATTGCTGCTACTATTATCGATGAAGCTTTCCTTGAGCGCTTTACAATCACCCTCGAGCAACCTTATCCTAATGCTGCAACTGAAAAGAAAATTGTTGTAAAGCATATGCAAAAGTTCGATTGTGTAGACAAAGACTTTGCTCAGCTCCTTACAGTTTGGAGTGAAACTATTCGTAAAACTTTTGAAGATGGTGGAGTCGATGAAATTGTTTCCACACGACGCTTGTGTCATATTGTTCAAAGTTTTTCGATTTTCAAAGATCGTCAAAAGGCGATTAAACTTTGTGTAAATCGTTTCGATGAAGATACAAAGGAAGCATTCTTTGATTTGTATTCACAAGTGGATGCTCAACCTGAAGTTGAAACAAATGATTCTTCACTTAACGATATTTTAGAAGAGGCAGTTAATGATTAATTATAAATTTAATGAAGGAGCTCTAATTAAAGAGCTCCAAAATTATGTTGATGACACATACAATGGTCACTATTCTAAAAATAATTTTCAGTCCACTGAATTTATTATTGATTGTGGTCATGGTATGGGTTTTGCTTTAGGTAATGTTCTAAAGTATGCGCAACGTTATGGTAAAAAAGACGGAAGTAATCGAAAAGATCTTATGAAAATTCTTCATTATGCATTGATTGCTTTACATCAACATGATAAAGATGCAGTTGAAGATGAACCGATTGCTAGCAATTTTACAGCTATGGCAGATAATCTAACACTTACTTTTGATACAGATGCACATATTTCTAGTCCAGCTATGTACACTACAACGACTTTAGATTATAATAATTCTTATAGTGATGTGACAGTCACTGTAAATGGAACTAGTATCGATGATGCAACTCCTGAAGAATGGAATGAAGCATCAGCATACGCTTATGGGAAAACTAAAAAATGAAACTAAGTAATGAAACTTTGTCCATTCTAAAAAACTTCGCTGGAATTAATTCTAACGTGGTATTGAATCCAGGGCAAAATGTGAAAACAATGGCTGAATCAAAATCAATTATGGCTTCAGCTACTATCACTGAAGATATTCCAGCTCAGATTGGTATTTACGATTTGAATGAATTCCTTGGTGTTATTAATATGTTTGATGATCCAGATCTCGTATTTGATTCTGACTTCAAATCGGTTCGAGTGACTGAAGGTAATCGCGCAGTAAAGTATTTCTTTTCTGAACCTTCAATATTGACATCACCATCTAAAGATGTAGTGATGCCAGAGTGTCCCGTATCATTTACTATTTCAGCAGATGAAATGGCCAACCTTCGTCGAGCAGCAAGTGCACTCGGGGTCACTGATGTTGTCGTAAGTTGTGTACCAGATATGGATCCACAACTTTCTGTTACTGATACAAAAGACTCAACATCAAATTCATATGAACTTAATTTGGATAAAACAGTTGGTCAAGGTGTTACCTGTAAATTTATTTTCAATATTAATAACTTCAAATTTGTAAGTGATGATTACGATGTGTCAATTTCTGATAAATTGATTTCAAGTTTCAAAGCTAAAAATAATCCAATTGAGTATTGGGTTGCTCTTGAAAAAAATTCAACCTTTGGAGGCTAATGTGGAAAATATGGAATTAGAGGTAGATGATCTAGTTAATGTTTTGAAGATTATTAATACTGCTACAGAACGTGGTGTATTCAAAGCAAATGAACTTTCTTTCGTAGGACAAACATATGATAAATTTGCAACATTCGTTAGAGCCGCGCAGGCTGAGCAACAAGCAACTGCAGCAGAAAATGAAGATGGAGAAATTACTCAAGATGGTGATTAATAATCCTGAAAGTCGTAAAGTTGTATTAGATGCTTTGAAAGAATGGTCTAACTCGGCAACTCGAGCCGATGCAGAAAAAGATCTTCAAAAAAATATAATTGAAGATCTTTGTGATAAAGTCGATATTGAAAAAAAGTATTTGAATAAACTTGCTTCAATGTATCACCGACAAAATTTTGCTCAATTTCAGCAAGAAAGGGAAGAGATTGAAGAGCTATATGAATCAGTAATCTCTTAAATATTATGGGTAGATATAAAACAGAAATAAGTGAACCTGGGAGCAATGATGGTTGCGGTCCAGGTTGTTCTCATGATGTACAACTAAATAAAGAAGAAGTTTTTGAAATCCCAACAGATAGTTCTGTAATTCTTAAATTTGAAACAAATGATTGTCCTTATTGTAAGGAACTCGATGAGAATATAAATTCTTCTAGAGATCCAAAAGTTCCAATTATGCGTATTAATGTTAATGAACATCCAATGAATTTTTCATTAGCACAAGACAATGGAATTACCAAGATGCCTACTTTGGTTTTATTGGAAAATGGCGAAGAAAAATCAAGAGTTGAAGGAGTTATATCTTCTGAAGAATTTTATCTTTTTGCAAAACAGTGATGTACATATCTTTCCAGATAGTGTATAATAAATTATATTTCGTTATGGAGCAAACATGTCAGATTTTTTATGGGTCGAAAAATATCGACCACGTACTATTGAACAAACAATCCTTCCTCGTTCCCTCAAGGAAACATTCGAGCAGATTGTAACTACAGGTGAATTGCCAAACATGCTATTCACCGGTACTGCTGGTGTAGGTAAGACCACCGTGGCTCGAGCTTTGTGCAATGAGCTTGACATTGATTATATTCTAATCAACGGATCGGAAGAGGGAAATATCGATACCCTGCGCAACAAAGTGAAACAGTTCGCCTCTACTGTTTCATTGCAGGGTGGGATCAAGGTAGTCATTCTTGACGAAGCTGATTATCTTAATCCTCAATCGACTCAGCCAGCCCTTCGCGGCTTTATTGAGGAATTTGCAAATAACTGTCGTTTCATTTTAACATGTAACTTCAAAAATCGTATTATTGAACCATTACATTCTCGTTGTTCTGTTTACGACTTTGCAATTCCTAATAACAAAAAGCCCGAACTGGCTGGCACTTTTTTTAAGCGGGCAACTGATATTCTTCAATCTGAAGATGTTGAATTTGTACCAGACGTTGTTGCGCAATTAATTACCAAACACTTTCCCGACTGGCGTAGAGTGTTAAATGAACTTCAACGATATTCTGTTTCTGGTAAAATTGATGCAGGTTTACTTGTAGATCTTGCAGATACTAATATTAAAACCTTAATGCAAACCCTGAAAGAAAAAGACTTCAAAGGAATGCGTCAATGGGTTGTTAACAATATTGATACTGAACCTCAAGCCATTTTTCGTAAAATCTACGATTCGATGAATGAATATATAAACCCACAGTCAATTCCACAACTAGTTTTAATCTTAGCAGATTACCAATACAAAAATGCTTTTGTTGCTGATCATGAACTGAATGTTGTTGCGTGTATGACTGAAGTAATGGCTAATGTGGAGTTCAAATAATGCTAACAGTTTATTCAAAAAATAATTGTGCTAATTGTGTAAAATTAAAAAAGCAACTAACTTTGTGGAATGTTGAATTTGATGAAGTGAATATTGAAGAAAACATGGATGCTCGTAATTGGCTTGTTGATCAAGGTCATCGATCAGCTCCCGTTTTATATTATGATATGCGGCACATTCCTCATACCGAGCTGACTCTAAATATCTTACAGCAAATTATTGGCGGCAGTTAGATATGAATTTCTTTGATTATTTAAGTTCAATTAATTATTCTAAGAAAGATATTATGGTTGATGATATATCAGAAGAACAATATAATCCTTTTCTGATCAACCGTGGTCTTTCTTATTTTCAAGATACTGTTCTATATGCAAATGAAATGAATAAGTATCATCACCTTGATAATCGTCTTCAATTCGATTTTCTTATAAATATAGTCAGGAAACGGAAACGTTTTAGCAAATGGGCAAAAAATACTAACCCAGATGCATTAAGTGTAGTGAAAGAATATTATGGCTATAGTAATGAAAAGGCTCGCCAGGTTCTTTCTCTATTATCTGATGGGCAAATTGATGAATTGAAAAAGAGGATGTTCAAAGGTGGAAAATAATAATAAAGAAATAGAAGATTGGTCTCCGGCTTCTATGCTGGAAATATCTCTAAACGAACCTGATGACTTTTTGAAAGTAAGAGAAACATTAACAAGAATTGGTGTAGCATCTAGAAAAGATCGTAAACTATATCAATCATGTCATATTTTACATAAACAAGGACGATATTTTATAGTACATTTCAAAGAATTATTTTTACTAGATTCGAAACCGTCAAATCTAACTGAAAATGATGTTCAACGTCGTAATACTATTGCAACACTGCTTTCTGACTGGGGATTAATTTCTATTGTAAAACCAGAAGAAGCGGTTAATGTTGCGCCACTACGACAGATTAAAGTTATCTCGCATAGAGATAAAGGCGAATGGGAGTTGTGTCCAAAATATAACATTGGCAATAGCCAATAAGGAAGAGACTATGTTTGGTTTTTTAAGAAAACTATTTGGTGTGGAAGAAGTACCTGCTACAGGTGAACGAGCTCGTAATAAAAAAGGACATTACGTTGCTGATGATCCATCTACACCTAATGTAAATGAAGCTTATGTAGATGGTAAAACACCACCTAAGAAAAAAGCTACTAGGAAAAAAGCTGCAACGAAAAAAGCAGCAACGAAAAAGAAAGCTACTACTAGAAAGAAAGCAGCAGCTAAGAAGTAATTCGTTGAAGCGTGAGATAGGAAGTTTGGACTCGGGTGCGAATCCCGACACCTCCACCAAGAGCACATTCAAATTTCGCAACTGTATAACATGTGGAAAAGAATTTAAGGTGATTATAGATCATCCAACAGTTGTTCATTGTTCTAAAGAGTGTGTTGTTGATGGGGGTGAATTAGGATCGACAAGCGACTAAAGGCACGTGGAGAATCGTCAAGAAAGACGCAAAAATCATGAATAAATGCAAACGATAACTTTGCTCCATCTGAGCTCGCTCTAGCAGCGTAGCCACAGGGGGTGTCGGCTCGACCTAGCAACAGAAACGAGCCTTTTTTATAAAAAAGTTAAAAAAACTGTTTACATTTTCGATTATATGTGATAGAATATAATTAGAAATTGGAGAAATAGATATGAAAAATACGATTTTAGGATTTGTTTGGGGCGTTGTAATTACTATTGGGATTGGATATTCATCCACAGCTCAAGCACAAAGTATTGCTTATGGTACAGTTACATCTGTAATTGAAAATTGGACTTACGAAACCCGACGAGTTCCTTTTGAAAATTGTACAACGGTAAGAGTTCCTTTTACCGGATCTTATTATAATGGATATACTCGACTCAATCAACAATCAAACGCTGGAGATGTTCTTGGCGGTATGATTATTGGTGGATTAGTTGGTAAGGGAGCTACCGGAAACGATCGTGGCGCTGCTTTAGGCGCGGTGATTGGTGGTTTGATTGGTGCAGATCGTAACAATCAGCGTGTTGTACGAAATGGTTATCCTGGTGGATATACTAATCAAGTTCGTTGTGTTACAGATTACGATTATATTAATGAATCTGTACAAGCAGGATACGTTGTACAATATATGTACGAAGGTTACATGTATCAATTTCAAACTTTCAAAAATTATAATATTGGTGATAAAATTAGGTTGAATTTGCAAGTTCATCCTATAAACTGATATAAATAAAACTGAGATGCGGAATTAGCCGGTCTCATACTATAACCTTGCTTAAATTTATAAGGAGGTACCCATGACAGGCGTACAACAACTTTTCCCTCGTTCTTCTTTCGTTGGCTTTGACCATTTATTTAATGAATTAGATCATGCCGTGCGACATGCGAACGATCATTATCCCCCTCATAATATTATTAAAACTGGTGAAAACGATTATCTCATTGAGTTAGCCGTTGCTGGTTTTTCACGTGAAGAATTGCAAATCGAAGTAAAAGATCGAACTTTGCGAGTTAGTGGTGCTCATGTTTCAAGAGGAAGGGAATTTATTCACCGTGGAATTTCAACTAAAAAATTCCAAAGGACATTTAGGCTGTCTGAATACGTACAAGTATCTGGAGCAGATCTAGTGGATGGCATTCTTGCGATAGAATTGAAGGTTGTTATCCCAGAAGAAATGCGTCCTCGTAAAATTGAAATTGGAAATTTTAACGAGGTCGAAAATGACACAACACATACTGACAATAAACAATTACTTACTGAATCCAGTAAGTGAATTTCTTGTTAACCTAAGTTCTTTACCAACTAAAATAGCTAACTCATATTCTAATCATCGAATTGCTCGAAGAACTATTAAAGAGTTAGAAGCTTTAACGGATAAAGAATTGAATGACATAGGTATTGGGCGATGTGATATTTATTATATCGCGCATAATCTAAAAGATAATGAAGTTTGTGATTCATCCACTAATGAAAATCTAAAGGGGTGGGTCTAATGATGGGTTCAACAATATCTTATTTATTCTCACCCTTATCGGGATTGTGGTCCTCAATCGAACGGCATTCGCAGATTCTCGGGCATTCGAGAGCGGCAGCGGAGCTCGCCAGGCAGGGTTTTCACGAAGAGAGTAAAAAATGTATGATGGAACTTAAGAAACTAAAAGATTCATAATCTTTTCTATTAAGGGCTCGCAAGGGCCCTTAATTTGTCAAGGAGCAAGATGAGACAACCAAAGGATTGGCAGGACAAAGCTGCTTATTTTTTTACAATGACTTTTCGTTGGTTTGCAGATACTTTCTTTGCAAAACGTTATGGTCATAGAGCAGTTGTACTAGAAACTGTGGCCGGCGTTCCAGGAATGGTAGCTGGGATGTGGAATCATTTACGTTCATTAAGAAAAATGCAACCAGACGATCGTGGTTGGATTAAAACGTTATTAGAAGAAGCAGAAAACGAGCGTATGCATCTTATGATTTTTATTCAGATTGCAAAACCAAATTGGTTTGAACGTGCATTAATATTAATTGCACAAGGAATTTTCTGGCACTTCTATTTATTTTTATACATATTTTTTCCACGTATAGCTCATCGAATGGTTGGTTATTTCGAAGATCAAGCAGTAATTAGCTATACACAATATTTGAACAGAATTGAACGTGGTGACATTGAAAATATCGATGCTCCACAAATCGCAATTGATTATTATAATTTGAAATCAAATGCAAAATTAGTTGACGTTGTTAAAGCAGTCCGCGCAGATGAACAAGGCCATGCCGATGTTAATCATGAAATGGCTGATGAACTTAAGGGAGACAAGGATGTCTAAAGCTATATTAACTACAATATCATTACTATTAGCTTCTGCAGCTTTTGCAGATGATAAAGCATTTAATAAATGTAAATCATGTCATAGCATCGAAAAAGATGGTAAAAATATGACAGGACCTAATTTATGGAATATTATGAATCGAGGTGTTGGAGTATCAGAAAACTATAAATATTCTAAAGCCTTTTCGAAATGGGCTAAAGAAAATCCAGAATGGACACCCGAATTAATGGATCAATGGTTAACTAATTCCAAAAAGTTAGTCAAAGGTACTAAAATGGCATTTAGAGAAAAGAAGGAAGATAAGCGTGCAAAAATTATTGAGTATCTTCAATCTATGGTTGAAGTTACCTCCACAGAGTAGCGATAAGAGTAAGCATAGAGCTCATAGCGCGAAATACGAAGATCTATGCATGTAACACACAGGAGACACACACATGGCAGATAATAAGAATCCCTTTGAGATTCGTTCAGAAATTTTACAATTGTCAAAAGAGTATTTAGATAAACAGCGTGAAATGCATGTTGAATATACTCAAAAACTAATTGATGCTGGACAAGCTCAAATGAACGAAATGGTAGCTGCATGCAAGCCATATACCTTTGATGATTTAATGGAAAAGACCAGAGAATTCTATTCCTTTGTTTCAGAAAAGAAATAATATAGAGGGCTTTTGCCCTCTTTTTTACATTATGCTGTTTACTTTCTCTCATAAATTTGATATAATAATACTATGACGATGGAGATTGATTTTGGAATTCTACACTAACGTAACTCGATTTGGCAACAATCTTCTTTACCGTGGCTACAAAAACGGTAAACGCTTTGAAGATCGAATAAAATTTGCCCCAACACTTTACGAAAAAAATCCTAACGGTACCGCGTATACACTAGATGGTGTACGTGTTTCTCCTCGTTTGTTTGATACAATGCGTGAAGTAAAAGATTATCAAACTATGTGGAATGATATTGGTGGATCTGATAGAACACTATATGGTCAAACAAACTTTATTTCTTCTTTCATTCAAGAAAAATTTCCTGATGATATTGAATTTGATCGCGATATAATTAATGTATCAACTATCGATATTGAAGTTGCTTCAGATGATGGATTTCCGACTCCTGAAGCTGCAGACTATCCAGTGATTTCAATCACCATTAAAAATAACATTGACAACATTTATTACGTATGGGGTTTATATGATTACGACTCTTCTTCTTGCGTTGTTGATAATTGTGATTCCAGCAATATTGTATACGTACAATGTATGGATGAACGAGAGCTCCTCCTTCGATTCTTGGCTCATTGGTCTTCTGACCGTCAGTGCCCTGATGTCGTTACTGGCTGGAATACTCGTTTCTTTGATATTCCGTACCTTGTTAATCGTATAACTAAATTCATTGGCGAAGACTTTGCTAAAAAGATGTCGCCTTGGGGTCTAATACAACAACGATCTGTAACAACAATGGGACGTGAGCAACAATATTATGATTTGACTGGTATTGCTCAACTTGATTATCTAGAACTTTTCAAAAAATTTGGTTATTCATACGGCGCTCAAGAATCTTACAAACTTGATCATATTGGTCATGTTGTGCTTGGTGAACGTAAGCTTTCATTCGAAGAATTTTCATCTCTTCATACATTATACAAACATGATTTCCAAAGGTTTATTGACTATAACATCAAAGATGTTCAATTGGTTGATCGACTAGAAGACAAGATGGGATTGATTACACTTGCACTAACAATGGCATATCGTGGTGGTGTAAATTATACAGATACTCTTGGCACAACTGCGATATGGGATTCAATTATCTTCCGTGATCTTTCAAAACGCGGTATTGTAATTCCAGAAAAACCAGCAGATCCTGCTAAATCAGAATATCCAGGTGGTTTCGTTAAATCGCCTCAAGTCGGTTTACATGAATGGGTTGTTTCGTTTGATTTGAATTCTCTTTATCCTAATATTATTGTTCAATGGAATATGTCACCTGAAACAATTGTCGAATCTAATAACAGATTGAATCCTGACATATGTCTTAATCGCGATATTGGTAATACTCATATTACTGATGGTTATTCACTTGCGGCAAATGGTGTTTACTTTCGAAAAGATAAGCAAGGTGTGTTACCAAAAATTATTACCGACTATTCGAACGAACGTAAAGCTATCAAAAAACAAATGCTGGCTGCTCAACAAGAACTAGAAACAATTGACAAATCAAATGTCATTGAAAAATATCGAGTGGAACGCGATATTGCTAGATATGAAAATCAGCAAATGTCAATCAAAATTTTGTTGAATTCTCTTTATGGTGCCTTAGGTAATAAATGGTTTCGATACTTTGATTTACGTGTGGCTGAAGGTATCACCCTTACTGGTCAAACTGTGATTCGATGGGCTGAACGATCAGTTAACGATTTCATGAATAAAATTGTTGGATCAGAAGATAAAGATTATGTTATTGCAATTGATACTGATTCTGTGTATGTAAACTTCGGTCCTCTTGTAGATAAATTTCTACATACAAACATCGTAGAAAATATCAACAAGATTTGTGTCGATCAATTTCAACCTATGCTTGAAAAATCTTACAAAGAACTTTTTGACACTTTTAATTGCTATACACCAAGAATGGTAATGGAACGTGAAGCTATTGCTGATCGTGGAATATGGACTGCTAAAAAGCGATATATACTAAATGTACATAACAATGAAGGTGTTCAATACGCACAACCCAAACTAAAAATCATGGGTATCGAAGCTATCAAATCTTCAACGCCTTCTGTTTGCCGAGATGCTCTAAAAGAACTTTTCAAAGTTATTGTAACTGGTAATGAAAATGAAACTCAAAAAGCTATACAACAATTCAAAAATTATTTTTCAACTCTTCCACCAGAGCAAGTATCGTTTCCACGTGGCGTAAATGAAGTTACAAAATGGAAAGATAGAAAAGCGCTTTACAAAAAAGGTACACCAATTCATGTTCGTGGTGCAATTCTTTATAATCACCATATTGCAGATAAAAGTCTTAATAAAAAATATACAATGGTACAAAACGGAGAAAAAATTAAATTTTGTTATTTGAAAATGCCAAACCCAATAAGACAAAATGTAATTTCTTTTCCAGACTTTTTGCCTGAAGAATTGCAATTGCATAAATATATCGACTACGATACTCAATTTCAAAAAACATTTTTGGATCCGATTGAACCAATACTAGATGCAATTGGTTGGTCAACAGAAGAAAAAGTATCAATTGAAGATTTCTTTGGATAAGGAGATACGTATGCTTAGTAAAGAAAAGATTCAACATCGGATTAATACGTTGAAAAATAAGCATAGACAAATACATAAAACCGTAGAAGCTTTAGAAGCTGAAAAAGCTCCGACAATTTTTATAACAAAAAAGAAAAAAGAAAAGCTAGCAATTAAAGACGAAATAGAGGGACTGATTTCTCAGTTATAGAAAGATTTATTATGAAATGGATATTTGATGTAGATGGTACACTTACTCCTAGCAGGGGTAAAATGGATCCTGAATTTCGGGAGTACTTCATTTGGTTTGCAAAAACCCATCGATGTTATTTGGCAACTGGATCAGATTATCCAAAAACTTTAGAACAAGTTGGTGAAGATGTACTCAATGCAGTTCAAGCTAGTTTTAATTGCTCAGGAAATTCTGTTTGGATAAAAGGAAAAGAAGTTCATCGCCTTGATTGGACATTAGATCCACTTCATAGAAAATTCTTCGAAAGTAAATTAGATGAAAGTAAATTTTTTATAAAAACTGGTAATCATATTGAAGAAAGACCAGGAATGATAAATTTTTCTATTGTTGGTAGAAATGCAAATTTAGAAGAAAGATTTCATTATAGACAATGGGATGAGCATAAAAAAGAAAGAAAAACTATTGCTAAAGAATTTGAACAATTTTTTGGAACTCAAGTTGTTTGCCAAGTAGCCGGAGAAACTGGAATAGATGTATTTCCATTTGGATATGACAAATCACAAATAGCAGCTCATATTAAAGGATCTGTAGTATTTTTTGGAGATAAAATGACGCCTGGAGGTAATGATTATACCTTGGCTAAAGAAATATTAAAAAGAAACGGAAGTAGAGCAATCGAAGTTACTGATTGGAAAGACACTTGGAAAAGGATGAAAATCGTATGAGTATACATTTTAGTCATTATAATGAAGCCACTCAAGAAACTATTGAATTTCAAATGGATATGAAAGATCCTACAACTAATGAAGTTTGTGAAATGTTTCAACGATTTTTGTTAGCTATGGGCTATGTACTATCTGAAAATAGTTGTGTACGAATCGTTGAAGATGATGTATAATAGTAAAAAATGGAGTAAATTATGTTACAAAAAAATATGTACTTAGCTTCAAGCTGGGTAAATGATATTCAAAATATGCACCAAAAATTTGGTGTAAATGAATGGTTTGAAAAAAATAAACATAATAAAGATTTGATGAAAACATATCTTAATTTTCGTTTGAGTATGTGTGAAGAAGAACTTATGGAAACTCAAACTGCATTAAAAAATGGTGATGCTGAAGAAATTGTAGATGGATTAATTGATCTTTGTGTCTTTGCTATTGGTACACTTGAAGTTTTTAATATTGATGCTGATGAAGCATGGGATAAAGTTCACGCTGCAAATATGGCGAAAGAACCAGGTGTTAAAAAAGGACGTCCTAATCCATTTGGACTACCCGATCTTCTAAAACCAGAAGGATGGACAGCACCAACTCATGTAGGCAATCATGGCGATCTCTCTAACGCTGTTTAATAGCATATACGATAACAAAACTGATAAAAGCATGAATCTCTCAGATTGGCAACAATTTGAGAAATTGCTATATGATCTTTCTTCTATCAAAAAAGAAAGTAAGAAAGATGCGCAGCTTATTTCACCAGCAACTTATCAACCAAACACAACTCGTGCAAATGCAAACGTTATCAATTGGGCAGGTTGGGCCGCAGTCGATGTTGATGATCATGTGTTTGAAGGAAATCTAAAAAATGAATTATATGCTAGGTATGGTAATCTTTATTATATCTGTTACTCAACTGCAAGCTCTACGGACGATCATCCGAAGTTCCGTCTTGTCTTCCCACTTAAATCATCGATTAGAAGAGATAAAATTAAGAAATTTTGGTTTGCACTCAACACGGAACTCGGATCCATCGGAGATCGGCAGACTAAAGACTTATCAAGAATGTATTATATCCCAGCGCAATATGCTGGTGCTAACAACTTTATTTTTACTAATTCTGGAGTTTGGATTGATCCAGACGCTTTAATGGATAAACATCCATTGCCTGAAAAACAAGGTTCAACTTTTTTTGAAAGGTTGCCAGAAGAAATGCAAAAAACTATTATTCAGCATCGTAAAGATCAAATGGAAAATAGATCCATAAAATGGACATCGTATCATGATTGCCCATTCATAAATAAAAATCTTATTGCTGAATATAAAGCAACAAGCGGAACCGGTTGGTATCATCTTATGTATCGTATTATGGTATCAATTGCCGGTAATGCTGTAAAACGTGAATATCCTATTACAGTTTCTGAAATAGTTCAACTATGTAAGGAATTGGATATTGAAACTGGACAATGGTATGACAATCGTCCTTTAGACAAAGAAGCTGAGAGGGCTATAGAGTTTGTCTATAGCAATGTATAATGAAACATATGCGCATAAAATTTAATGCAAAACGTGATTTAGATAGAGATGAATTATATTTAAGAGCTGAAAAAGAAGCTAAGTTAATTCATTCAAAACCTTCTACTAGAAAAGGTAGAGATCTTGAATCGATAATTATGACAACATTGTATGGTCATGCATCTGAACTGTATTTAATAAAGCATCAAGGTTTTACAGATGATCTTAGAGAATATAAAGATGTAATTGCTCCCGATGGAGAACCAGTTGAAGTAAAAACAACCAAACATGAAAAGTGGGTACCATACGTTCTTCGAAGAGAAAACGAAAGAGCTAAAGACGCATGGAGAAAATATCCAAACCTTTTGTATATTTTTGTTGGAGATGTATTTACTTTAGATTATTATTTACATTCAGTTTATGAGTGGAATGGTAAAGAATTTTGTTTACAATCTGATGAAGTTGTTGTATAATAGTATTAATAATATGGAGTATTTACATGAAAGAATCACTTAAAGTTTTGCAAGAATGCGCAGAACTACAAGCTGCAAAATCGAAAGATTACCAAAACGAAAATTCTAGAATTGTTCAAGCTGATTATTATCCACGCGGTGTTGCATCCATTATGGATATTATTCATGCTAAAACACTTCGTTTATGGTCTGTGCTGGAAGCTATGGAAAATGATCCTAACTATCAGCCTAACTTTGAGTCTATTGAAGATTCATTCAAAGACTTAATTAATTATGCATCATTTGGTGTTGCATATACTCGCGGTAAAATTCCAGGTCAAAAGCCAAACCGCGATTTTTTGAATAGGGAAGTAAAAAATGAAGAACAAAGTATTAGTTAATTTTAATATGCCAGTTCAAATGAAAGATGAACTGAACGAAATTTTGCGTATTAAAGGTTATACTAGAACATCTTTAATCTTACATCTACTAGATGATTGGATGAAAAGCGAACGTAAAGAAGTATTAATCCGCGAGCAAAGAGTGGATTCTCAAGTATATCAGGAACATGGATGATTATAGGTTTTACTGCGTCTACCTTTGATTTGCTTCATGCAGGTCATGTTGCTATGCTACGAGAAGCTAAATCGCAATGTGATTATCTTATCTGTGCATTACAAGTAGATCCATCAATAGATCGACCAGAAAAAAATTCTCCAGTTCAAACAATTGTTGAAAGACATACTCAGCTTTCAGCTGTAAAATATGTAGATGAAATCATTCCGTATTGTACAGAAGCTGATTTACTTGATATAATAAACATGTATCCAATCAATGTTCGCATTCTTGGTGACGAATATAAAGATAAGGATTTTACTGGAAAAGATGAATGCCGGCGTCGTGGTATTCAACTTTATTTTAATAAACGAGACCATAGGTTTTCATCTTCTGATCTAAGAAAGAGAGTTTGTAATGAGACTACATAGTGTGAAAGATATTCGTGAACACTTTATTGGTGAACTTTACGATGGTGAATTTACTGTAGATAAGACGGGCCAAAAAACAATTGAATTATTTGGTGCATCATTCCTTGCTACAGCCCCAGCTATTTTTGGTGAGCCAGTTAAAGATTATATTGATGCCGAAATAGCTTGGTATGAATCTCAATCTACAAACATTAATAAACTTGCTAAGATTTATGGTAAATCACCAGTTGCTTGGCAATATGCAGCAAATGACTATGGTGAAATCAATTCTAATTATGGTCATTTGATTTATTCAGAAAAGTTTTACAGTCAATATCAAAATGTTCTTCAAGAATTACTTAAAAATCCAGATGGCCGTAGAGCTACAATGGTTTATAATCGACCATCAATTTGGAAGGAATATGACGAAGATGGAAAATCTGATTTTATTTGTACTAATGCCGTTAGTTATTATATTCGCGATGATATTTTACATGCTGTAGTTCAAATGCGATCTAATGATGCAATATTTGGTTATAAAAATGATTATGCTTGGCAATTCCATCTTATGGAAAAACTTTGCTTCGATTATAATCATGAAGATCGATATGTAAATGGTAATACAATTGAACCTGGTATGATGATGTGGCAAGTTCAAAACTTGCATGTTTACGAAAGACATTTCCATTTAGTAAAGTAAAGGATATATAATGCCAACTCTCAAAACAGAATGGCACGGCCGGTATTTAGAATTAGCTAGAACTGTAGGATCTTGGTCTAAAGATCCTTCTAGAAAAATAGGAGCTGTTGCAGTTGGCTCAAAAGGTCAAGTGTTAGCACAGGGATATAATGGATTTCCACGAGGAATTCGTCATTCTCCTCCGCGACTAAATAATCGCGAAGTTAAATATAAGTATGTAGTTCATGCTGAAATGAATCTCATATATAATGCTGGATATAATGGTGCTTCTCTTGATGGATCTACTGTTTATGTTACTGGACTTCCAACATGTTCAGAATGTGCAAAAGGTCTTATACAAGTAGGAGTACATCAAGTGGTAATGGCATCTGACGCATTCGATGACATGCCAGAAAAGTGGATTGAATCTTTTGAATTTACAAAAGAATTATTTGAGGAGGCAGGTGTAATCTGGCAAATACATGATTGATCATATTATTATTCCAACTTTAGGTCGTATGGATAAACAACATACATACAATAACTTACCTAAAAAATATCAAGATAAAGTAACCTTTGTAGTTCAAGCTCATGAGTTTGAAGAAATGCGAGAAAGATATGCTGAGTCTGTTGTTAGTCTTCCTGATAATATTACTCGAATCGCACCTACGCGCGAATGGATATTTAACACCTACCGAGAGCACCGTCATATGGTTTTTGATGATGATCTTGATTTTGTTGTAAAAGAGCCAAATCCTGGCGAAGGCACTAAATGGTTATCTCGTAGATTTACAGATCAAGACTTTGATGATGCATTTAACTTAATGAATGATTGGATGAATGATGATATTGTATATGGTGGATTTCTTCCTGCTTGGGTAATCCCTGATGTAAACCAATGGCCCGTTCGCGAATGTCAGCGAATTATGACTAATGTATTTTATGATGGACCGAAAGTTCCAACAGACATTGAATGGAATCGAGTTGCAGCTGCAGAAGATTTCGATGTAAATCTCCAATTACTTACTAAAGGATTTAAGAATCGTATTAGTGCAAAATACATGGTAACATGTTCTGAAACAAATGCAGAAGGTGGATGTTCTACTTGGCGCACCCTTGAAGTTCACAACGAAGCTCAACGTAAACTTGCTGAGCTTTGGCCAGATTTTGTAAAAATTAGAGAAAAAGAAGTTCCTTCTGGGCCCTGGAAAGGTAAAATGAAATTAGCGACTACAATTCAACATAAAAAAGCTTATGATTCTAGTCAACGAACATCAATTGAGGATTTCTTTGGATGAAATATGCAAGTATAGTTCCACTAATAGGTGGAGAAACATTAGCAATGGAAAATGTTTTCCAGAAAAAACCGGAGTATATTTTAAGTTATGAACCATTTGCAAGTAACGATAAACATATTGTTGAACACTATAAAAACAATGTTCCATATTTTACTCTCAACGGTGCTGATGATCGTCGGGTTTTTGATAGTGTGGACATCATCAATACTGTTTGTCCTTGTGCCGGCCTCAGTTCTCTTTCTCCTTCAGCTAGTTCAAACAATTCTGCTAATGATTGGATGTTTATTACTTCTGAGTATGTCCTTGGTACTTTACGTCCTCGAGTTTTTTGGGGCGAGAATGCCCCACGCTTGGCTAGTAAAATGGGAAAACCTATCGTCGCACGTCTCAGGGAAATTGCAGAAACGCATGGATATACTTTTTCAATTTACAAAACGAAATCAATCTTACACGGCCTTTCACAAGTAAGAGATAGAACATTTTATTTTTTCTGGAAAGGTGAAGAAATACCCTTTTTCCCATATATAAAGAGGCCGCACGAAAATATAGAAGATACAATTCGAAATGCATTTGTATCTGAAGACGATCCAATGAACGTGCTTACTAATACTAAGATTCCATCAGAGAATCCATTTTATCGTTACGTTTTAGAAGAAATGGAAGGTGGAATTACACATCCTGAATTTGCACAAAAAATTGAAAAGACTACAAACCCATTAGATTATATTGAAGCAGCTGGTATTACTTACGATAGAGTAGGAGATTGGATGCTCATGAAAGGTTATATTCGTGAAGCTGCTAAATGCGATAGAATGTTTCATAAACTAAAATCTGGTGGAAACATTATGCGGAAGAATACAGAAATTCCAAAGGGATCTATTGGTGCCTTTGTTGGTCATTTACCAACTTCACTTGCGCATCCCGACGAAGATCGTTATATAACAATACGTGAAGCATTAGCTATTATGAAAATGCCAAATGATTTTCAGCTTCAAGGTGGACTAAAAAATCTAAATCATATATGCCAAAATGTTCCAGTAACAACTGCACAAGATATGGCTCAATCGATTAAAGATTATCTTGATGGAAAATTAGATACTATAGTAACTTCTAATTTTATGGTACAAGATAATAAAACAAAATCTTATGAAGTTGAAGTCTCTAGTGTACAGCTCGATCAATTTATGGTATAATAGTATTGAATAATTCAAGAAAAGGTGACTTATATGTCTGTAATGGATAAACTAAAAAAGAACTCAAAGCTCGCAAATACTGAAGTTCTTTCTAAATCAAAATTTTTTACTGAAAAGGATATGGTGCCAACTGACGTACCAATGGTAAACGTTGCATTGTCTGGCTCAGTTGATGGAGGTCTTTCACCAGGACTTACAGTTTTAGCTGGTCCATCAAAACATTTCAAAACTTCATTTGCACTACTTATGGCTGGTGCTTATATGCGAAAATATGAAGATTCTGTAATGTTATTTTATGATTCTGAATTTGGTTCACCACAATCATATTTTGAATCCTTTGACGTACCAATTGATCGTGTTTTACATACACCAATTACAAATGTCGAAGAACTAAAATTCGATCTTATCAATCAACTAGAAGCAATTGATCGTAACGAAAAAGTTATTGTTGTGATTGATTCAATTGGTAACCTTGCTTCTAAAAAAGAATTAGAAGATGCAATCAATGAAAAATCAGTTGCTGATATGTCTAGGGCAAAAGCTTTGAAAGGCTTATTTCGTATGACTACGCCGTATCTTACAATGAAAGATATTCCATTGCTTGCTGTAAATCATACTTACATGGAAATCGGTTTATTTCCAAAAGCAATTGTCGGCGGTGGCACTGGTATTTACTATTCAGCAGATAATATCTGGATTCTTGGTCGGCGTCAAAATAAAAAAGGAACAGAAGTTACTGGATATGATTTTGTAATTAATGTTGATAAGTCTCGTTATGTAAAAGAAAAATCTAAAATTCCAATTTCCGTTTCTTGGGAAGGTGGTGTTGAGCAATATTCTGGTTTACTTGAAGTTGCTTTGGCTGGTGGTTATGCACAAAAACCAAGTAATGGTTGGTATGAAACAATTGATCCTTCAACGGGTGAAGTTCTAAGTCCAAGTAAAGTACGAGAAGCTGAAACATTGACTGAAGCTTTTTGGAAACCAGTATTTGAAAAAACCAATTTCAAAGAATTCATAAAAGAACATTATACTATTGGCTACAAATCTCAAATTGATGAAGCAGCACTTGATGGTGTACTTGAAGGTGAAGATGATGTATAATAAGATTAGTGAATTTGATTATGAAAGAATTGAATATAGAAAAAATTCTAATCATGACTCTTTCAAAATCAAAACAGGCCAATGGACTGGAACAGTAATTACTTATGGTGAAGTAGTTATGCAAGAGCCTTTGGATACAACACAACAAGCAAAAATGAAGTTTCAATATCAAATTGAAGAAACTCCATTAGATGCAAAAGTAATCGAAAAAGATCCCGACTTCAATAATTATGTTGGTGACATGTTACACCACATTATTGAAACCGCCCTAGAACTAAACAACTATAAAATTGGTGATATGCCTGATGGAACCGAATCTGCAAACGACAATATTGAGGAATTTAATCAACAATGAAAGTTACACACGTAAAGTTATACCATTTCTAAGAAAAGAATATTTCGAGGGCGTTCAACGAGTTGTCTTCGATCAAATTATTTCTTTTGTTGAAAAATATAATAAGCTACCTAGTGGTGAAGCTTTATCTATTGAAAGTTCCAATCAGTCAATAACTGATAGTGAATATACTGACGTAATAAATGTCATAACAGAAATTTCTAAACCAGAAGAAATTAATTTTGAATGGTTAGTTGAAAATACAGAAAAATGGTGTCAAGATCGAGCTATTCATCTTGCAATACTAAAATCTATAAATATACTTGATGGAAAAGATTCCAAACTAACTAAAAATGCATTGCCAGAGCTTTTATCACAAGCTTTATCTGTAGCATTCGATACTAATATTGGTCATGATTATATAGATGATTTTC